CATAAAGAACACCCTGGATTCTGGTATGAAAATGGATATAAAGTTATATATGCCGAAAATGGGAAAGGAAAAAAAGAACATATTCAAATAATGGAAAAAGAACTTAACAGAAAAATAGATTCAAAAAATGAAGTTGTGCACCATATAAATGGAATAAAAGATGACAATAGAATAGAAAATTTACAATTATTGTCTCCGTCCATTCATGTAAGATTACATAGACACCAAGAAATGGAAAAAGGCATTAAGCCTTTTAGAAGTAAGAAACGTTTAGTAGAAGCATTATATCCAATAGAAATAAAGGTGGTTAAATGAAAAAAAGGACACGAAATGAACGATGCAGGTGACGTAAAAAAGATAACTAAATTTATAATCATGTTGGTGGTTTTACTTATTGTTTTGATTTGGGGAATTAATTTCGGGCAAAAAACCTATAAGGTATGGGCAAGTAAAAAAGATGGGCAAGCCGAACTCGCTCACGCGGAATACAATAGGCAAATTAAAGTGTATGAAGCAAAAGCGGCCGAGGAATCAGCTAAACACTACGCACAAGCCGAGATCGAAAGAGCAAAGGGAGTCGCTGAGGCAAATAAAATAATTGGGAAATCACTAAAGGACAATGAGGCTTATTTAAGATACTTATGGATACAAGGTTTGCAGACCAACCAAATGAGCGTGGTATATGTTCCAACGGAGGCAGGATTGCCTATACTCGAGGCAGGAAGATGGAAACAACTAGACCAACATTAAACCTACATTATAAGGAAGCGATATGAGAATAAGAATAAAAATCAAAGGCGACACAAAAAAGCACGAGGAAACTCTATTCGTCCCAGATGAATATAATTTCTCTAAAGAAAATAAAGCCCTTAAAGCTTCAGTAGAAAAAGCATGTGATGAATCGGGAATAGAAGATATGCAGGAAGTGAAGCTGTTTGCGGATTTTGAGTGGTAAATGTGTTTGTGGGTCATAGATAAACAACCCACAAAATTACAGTGATTAAAAGCCCCAACCATATTTGATATTAAATCGTTGGCATAAACAAATAATATTATGCGTGTAAATATAATGTGGATATAAAACTTCTAATTGAACGAATGTAGGTCTTCTATCTATATGCTTAAATTCGAATCCAGCTAAGAACATCAATCCGAAATCGCCAAACTTAACTTTCTTGTATAAAGCAAAAGACGTTCTAATACCTGCGCCTAGATAAAAGTTGTCGATATATTTCAAACCACATGCGTCAAGCTCAACGAAAGCAGTCGTGTATTTAAGCCCTACATCAACAGCAAAGCTATTAATCTTATATCTATAGCCTAAGTCTATTCCAGGGATAGGCAAAGGAAAAGGATGAGTATGAACACCAAAATAAGCATATCCATCATCTTTATTTCTCATATCTATAAGCTTTTCAATTTCAAGCTCTTGAGCTTCTAATGCATTTGCAGCAATTTCATATGCTTCTTTTTCTTTAGAGGTATTTCCACAAGCACAAGCACAAAAACTTAGGCTTAATGCCGTCAAAACACCAAAAATCTTTTTCATATAATTCTCCTTTATCTGTAATAACTTATTTCTTTAAAGAATAATATTGTCGTTGCTATTCCAATAACCAACAATATAAGTCTTTCTTTTTTAGAGTAATGTAGTTTCTTAGCAACTTTCTTCATGATTGCCTCACTATTCAATTCCTTAAAAACCTCATTTCTGATACTCTCAGTTTAGTTTTTACCCAAAATAAATGAAAGATTTTTGTTAATAGTTAACTATAAGAGGGAAATGTGTCACCAGCAAAATGCATTGATGGAGCTTGTAGTGAATGTGGTTATTGTGATTGCGTAAAAAGGGAATGGTTAAAAGATAATCAATGGATTAGCGTAGAGGACGAATTACCACCAAAAGAAGAGTTTGTTAAAATTAAAGCAGAAAAACAAATATTTCCTGTCATAGATGGATGCACTCGAGTTGTATACAAATCAGTCATACGAAAAGCCCTTATATCTGAGGAAGACATTTGGTATCTTGCAGGTAATAAAGGAGAATTATTAGATGTGAAATACTGGATGCCACTCCCGGAACCGCCGGAGAAAGAATGAGCGAAACATGAAAAGAATTAGCGTAGAGGACGAATTACCTGAACAAGGAAGATTGGTTAAAATATATGCTAAAATGGAATGTATTATGTCAGGTGATGGTCATAATGTTGTTGATCAGATTACTGTTACACGCAAAGCTAGATTCTTTGAAGATAAAATTGGATTTTTAGTAAACGTAGATTCGGGTGGAGAAAAACAAGAGGTTACACATTGGGAGTATTTGGATGAAACAAACTGAAGATATATTCCATATATTTTACACAGCATTACACATATTTGTAGCATTAGTATTTTTAGGGGTAATATTATGGTTTTTATGCCAATGATAATAGCGTTCGGATTCGGTATAGGGCTTAATCCGCCGATTGATATACACATACCGCCGACTGAGGAAATAGCTCTAGAGATAGAAGAACAAAGAAAGGCCAATACACCTGAATGGGCCGGAGGATGCGAATGAGTTGGGAATTTTGGATTGCAATTGAGGTTCTAGGGGCGGTAGTGGGGGGTGTTTTAATCAGCGGTTATATATTTAATAAATATATAAAACAAGTCTCAAAAATAAACAGGGACAGCTTAGAAGAAACTTTTAATACATATTCGAGCGAAACGGCGAAGTTGTATTCTAGGGTAAAAGACATACAGGAGCGAACCATAGCCGAGGTACAAGGCATAACAGTAGAGTTAGAAAAAAGAATTGAAGTCATCGAGAATAAAATGAGGGGACTCAACCTTAAAGTAAAAATACTTATGAAAGGCAGAAAATGCGGAGCTAATCCTGAAGATAAAGTATATAGAACGTGGGCTAGTGGGGAAATGGTAGATTCTTTTTTGTGTGAGAAGTGTGCAGCCACAGTGGAGGAAGATTATGAATAATCAAGCTCAATGTAAAGCGGCTTTACATTAAGAGGGCAATCTGGAGAAAGATGACTAAACAAGCAGCTATATGGAAGGAGGTGGAAACGATGAACGAAGAATCATTTAAAACAGAACTAAAGACAGAAAGACTGATAAAATCAATTAAAGACTATCGTCATGGATTATATCTTAATCATAAAATATTAGTAGAAGAGGGGGATGATAGGTATTCACCAAGTTTTATTGACGGAATGGTAGCAGGCTTATCTCAAGCGATTGATGCAATTGATGCTACACTCAAATTGCATAAGCATATGACACAAGAAATGAATAAGTATATGACGCAAATAAAAAGCGACGATAAGGAAAGTCCATACGAAAAATGGATGAGAGCATTAGAAGCGGAAAGGCATCTCATCGATATCATTAGACTCAACAAAATGGAGAAAGATGACTAAACAAAGATTCTATTATAACGGCAAGTTTTATGATACATATGCCAAGTTTTGCAAAGCTGCTTTAGACTTCTGTGCTAATCAGGTTTCTTATGAGGATTTCATGATGAAAATGAACGCCATGGCAGAGGATATTTTTGCTAATCTTAAGATGCGCGATAAAGTGCCGACGGGAGGAGAGTTGCTTGAATTCACAGCCTTTTTCTTTGAAAGCGCTATTACAAAACTATTGGATAAGGAAAATGACTGAATACCTCATAAGGAATATAAATGAGAAATAGAGAAGCAGAAAGTGAATTTATAAATGAACTAGGTGCAATTTTAGAAAAAAAATCAGGTAAAATAACAATAGATGAAATGATTTCATGTTTTACTTTTATGATATTACAAGTTGTAGCGGAAGACGATAGAATCCCTTATAAGAGAAAATCTTCTTTTTTAAAAAACAAGGTTGACCGCATGCGTGATGGTATAGATCCATTCTTAGAAACAGTCAAACACTTAAATAGAAAAAATGGAGATGCAAATGACCTGGACTAAAATTAAAGACAATTTGATAAATCTAGAAAGAGTCGATGTTATAAGAGTTGGTGAGCGGGACAGAGATTATACAGAGTCTTTTCTGATCGAAGTCTTCTTTTCAGGCTCAGATGACGATGAATGCGCCACTTTAGCTTTTAAATCGGAAGACGAAAGAAATGCAGTTTTCAGCCATTTAGCTGATATGCTTAATGCCAAATCTGAGGCAGAAGTTAGTGCATACACAAAATGTATGAGAGAGATACGAGAGGAAAGAATTAACCACAATATCTCTATAATCAACAAAATGGCGAACAAATGATTAAATCGCACAATAATGCAAAAAAACTAGTAGAATTAGAAGCTATTGCCCCAGAAAAACTGACAGTGGAACAAACAGCGGAATTAGAGATCCTCCAAAAGCGTAAAAAAGCGTGTGTTGACCCATTATTAGGATTACCGGAATTTGGCTTACCGCCTCAATGCAGATTTAGTGGTTACTATGACAAAAATGGTAATAAGATGAGTTATTGGGATTATCTTGGTTATTCGTGGGACTTGGAATACACGATTATAAAGAGAGACTACTTTGGCGATTTCTTCGTCTCTACTGTATGGCTTGGGTCAGACTCCGGCTTTGGGCTACGACGCCTCGGTGGGTTTCATATACCGATAATATTTGAAACAATGATTTTCAACGACTCAGACGAAGAACATGGGCTTCATTGCTATCAAGAAAGGTATGCGACAGAGGAAATGGCTATTATAGGTCATAAAGAGGCATGCAAGCTAGCCCAAGCAGCCGAAATAAACATTAAAGGGAAAAATGAATTTATTGATTGAACCAGAAAAGCTGCAAACGCAGAGCTAAAGGAAGAAGCCAACAATGAAAGTTAATTGCCCAGAATGTGCAGGAGAGGAAGTGTCTTATCTAAGATGGAGTTCTATTTTTAAGTCGGTTGATGAGGAAATAATCAAGTTAATTGCTATGATTAATCATCATGAAGGAGACCTTATACCCCGAGTGCATATTTTAGAAAAATTAAATAAAATATTAAATAAACAGCCTTTAATGTTTCATCCTCTTTTAGATCGAAGAGCTAAAGAGGAAATAGTTGAAGGATTTAATGAAGAATGCAGAAAACATATGAAGACATAATCTTTCCTCTTGCTTTATCATAAGAAATATTTTACCTTGAAAAGAAACGAGGTGACTTATCGCCGCTGCAAAAGGAAACTCTTACTCTGCAAATAGAAAGATCAATCCTAAATATTCAGATGAGCAAATTGCTGTAATTATAGACGATTTGTTGACATGGGCAAAAACCGACGACGGTATTTATTTAGCTACTTATGTTTATGAAAAATACAAGAGACCTAAGTTTTGGCTGTATAATCTAGGAAATTTTCACCCCGAATTAAAAGAGGCTCTGGAGACTGCTAGGCAACTAATTGCTGGAAAGATCACCAACCATTGCTTCCTTGGCGACCGTAATTCTGCCTTCGGAGAAAAGGTTTTGCCGATCTATTGTAAGATGTACAAGGAAGAGACAGAAAGAAAAGCAAAGCTTGCTAAAGATAACAAAGAGCAAGTCACTCAAACATTCGTTGAACTTAAAAAAGCTGCTCAAGATGGATCGCTTTTAGATCTACTTAAGCAAGAAGAAAAAGATGACTAAAAAGAAAAAGACATTTGAACATCCACTTTTAGGAATTACACGCAAAGTCGAATTTGACCCGTATGTTGTGGCATGCATGGAACGAATGTTCATCTTTGCAAATGAAATGGGCCTTAAGGGGACAAAGGTTTCAGACCTGACTTATAAAGAAGCCAATAATCCTGATCCATCCTTCAGATTAGGCGCGTGCTTTTACTGTTTAATTGAAGTAGACGATGAATGAGCATAGAACTTCTAGCTGATAAGACTTGGAGAATGAACAATCTCTATAGAATTGTTGATAGAGACGGAAATTCAATCCCCTTCAGGTTAAATAAAGTTCAAGCAAAAGTGCTTTCCGGCTTCCATAATCGCAATATAATCCTAAAAGCTCGCCAATTAGGCATGTGTTTAGATCCAAATACTAAGATTTTAAAATCAGATTTTACTTGGGTTAGAATCGGGGATATGAAAGCCGGCGATGAGATTATAGGTGTAGATGAAACTCCTAGATGTCAGGGGAGTGCAAGGAAATTAAGAAAAGGTACGGTAGAAGGGGTTTTTAGGAGACTTGAAAAAGCTTACCGCATTACTTTCGAGAACGGTAAAACTTTAATTTGCACAGGTCAGCACAGGTGGTTAGCAAGAAATACGATGACAGACTACCATTGGAGAAGCATTGAAGGCCTGGGAAAGAAAGAGCTTAAGCTTGGCAACCGGATTAGACGAATCACAGCAGATACTTGGGAAAAAGGAAGTTTTGAAGACGGGTGGATGGGCGGCATGCTTGATGGAGAAGGCTCTCTTGCTAAAAAAAGTAGATTAGGCGGTAGTATAAACGTAAGCCAAATACAGGGAGCAGTCTTTGACAGACTAGAAGCTTATTTCGGTTCTAGGGGTTATAATTATAGGATTGAGGTCGATAAGGCCGACCGTCCTTCTAAGTTCGGAAAGAAACCGGTAAATAAGATAGTGGTCGCTCATGTTAGCGAGGTCATGAAACTAATCGGAATAACTAGGCCGTCAAGATTTTTAGATAGAGATTGGTGGGAGGGAAAGAAAGTTCCTCTTGTAGTAGAAGGTAATTACTCAACAATTATAAAGATTGAAAGCATTGGAGAAAGGGAAGTTGTTGACTTACAAACCTCTATTAAAACTTATATAGCAGACGGATATGTTTCTCATAATTCAACATTCGCCGTACTCTACATCTTAGACGAAGCTATATTTAATAATAATCTTACGGCAGGAATCGTTAGTTATTCAAGAGATCATGCTGAGCATATCTTTAAGAAAATCATCGGGCATGCAGTCGATGAGTTAAGGCCAATGGCAAGAGAGCTAGCAGGCGTTGTACAGCGATCAACAAAAGAAATCACATTCAAGAATGGCTCAACACTTAGAGTAGATACGACACTCAGAGGTGGTGCTTATCAGCTTGTGTTAGTATCTGAATTCGGAAAGACATGTGCTAGAAATCCTCTAAAAGCTCAAGAAGTTGTAACCGGCACATTAAATGCTATTTCCAAAGACAGTACTTGTATTATAGAAAGCACGGGGGAAGGAAATGAAGGATACTATACCGACATGGTAAATATAGCGTCTCAACATGAGAATAAAGACCTGTCGCCTTTGCAATACAAGCTATTCTTTTTTAACTGGCTCGAGGAAGACTCATATGTTTCAAACAAAAAGATAGAATATGAAGTAGCCTTAACGGATTACTTTGATGATCTAGAGAAAAAACTTAACACAAAGATTACTCAACAGCAAAGAAACTGGTACGCAGAAAAGCGCTTAGATCAAGGCGATAAGATGAGGCAAGAGTTCCCATCGACAGTGTCAGAGGCATTCTTGTCAAGCTCTGACGCTTACTACTTCCAGCAATGCATAGAACTAGCCTATCAAGAGAAGCGGTGCGTTTACAACTCTTTATACGACGCTATAGAGCAAGTTTATATAGCTATGGATATCGGAGTTAACGATCTAACGGTGATAACATTCTTTCAAATTGTCCACGGAGAGATAAGAATCATAGATTACTATGAAGATAACAACAAAGGCGTTGATTTTTACTCTAACTTTCTACTCCAAGATAAGCCTTATATTTATAATACGGTGTTCTTGCCCCACGACGCAGCACATAGAGATGGCATTGTTGTAGAGAACACATATGAGCGAGACTTTAGAAGATATTTCCAGCATACGGAAACAAAGTTTATTGTCCTTCCAAGAACAGACAAGAACCTAAACATATCCAATGCTAAAATAAAATTCTCTAGATGCGTATTCAACGTTAAAAAGGTTAAACCTTTTATAGATGTGATAAATAAGTATCGAAAGAAATGGTCTGAGCAATACGGAAAATACCTTGACGAGCCTTGTAAAAACGATGCCACACACCACGCAGATTCGTTTATATATGCGATGCAGGCGGTGACTCACATTGAAGCAGTAGGAGGTAACAGGGCAGCGCTACAAAAGCATAAGAAAGCCGTTCAAAGGCGTAATCGATTGTTTTAATTTGCAAATAAAAAATATACATGGTTTAGTAATGGTAGCATTAAAAATTTTAGTGGTACTATGTCTAGAGAATATGAGATAAGAAGTGAATTCCAAGCCAACTATCAATACGCTCATGATTTCTGGGCGTCATTCAATGAAAACGCTAGAGTATATACGCTAGCAGCCTCAGGTCATACGTGGTCAGATGCAGAGCTTAAAAACCTTCAAGGTGAAGGCAGAGAGCCAATTGAATTCAATATTATCCGTAGGCCATTACAGTTCTATTCGGGATATCTTAGAGACAACCTTAATTCTATAGTCTATTCACCGGTAGAGGGAAGCGATGAGAAAACAGCCGATCAGTTCACTGAATTAGGCTATGATAGATGGGATAAAGGCTCAGGATATAAGAAGTTCTTGGATTCGGCAGATGAATGCCTAAAATCCGGCATCTCTTTATGTGGTCTTAGAATGGACTATTCTAAAGACTTCGTAAATGGAGACATTGTCTTTTTTAATAGAACATATAATTCATTTTATCTTGATCCGACATTTGAGAATATTGACCTTTCGGATTGTGGATACGCAATAACTAGGGATCTAATGAATAGAGAGACCGTAAAGCAGCTTCTTCCATTTGTAGACCCACAAGTAATAGATGATATCCCCACCTCCTTTAGAGATGATAAGTTCATCCAATACCACCCTAACTTTACTACAATGATGAAGGCTAAGAATCTAATAGCCTACGACCAGTATTATAGAGCTACCACAAGAAAACGTAAGTTCTTAGTCAATAGAGACAATTCATTCTATAGAGATATAACCGATCTACCGAAAGAAGAACTAGACAAACTAAAAGCTGGAATACCGAGACTAAAACAGCTAAGAGAAAGTGAAGATTTCGTTAATACACAAGGCTTAGCACTTGACGTCGATATAATGGATGTAGAAAGACCATTTATTGAACTCAACATAATGTTAAACGGAATCCCAGTTTATACCGGTGAAGATCAAACTAAAATAGCAGAAAGATATCCTTTCGCTCCTAATATTTGTTACTTTGAGCCTTCAATCTGGATGGCTTCTAAAAGAATACAGGGAATACCCGCAACGCTGTATTCGAATCAGAGACAGTTCAACAAGCGTCACATGAAAATCATCGATATGATAGATAGTGACATATCTAAGGGCTACAAATACATCATTGGAAGTATCAACGATCCTGATGAACTTAGACAATCGGGACAAAACAAGATCATTGGAATAAACGAAGATGCAAGAGACGGGCTTAATTCGGTACAAGAATTAGTTGGCGGCACTACTAGTCCATCATTAATAGAATACCAGAATGTACTAGACCAAATGAGCTTAACACTTGCTAATGTAACTGAATCCGTATTAGGAATAGATGAGAAAGGAAATACTCAGATATCTGGAAGGCTAGCACAAGTAAGAATAGGTCAGGGATTAAGATCATGCAGAAAAGTGTTTGATAATATTTCAGAGGCTCAAAGAGTTATTGGCGGCCTATTATTAGAGGCAATACAAAAGAATTATCCCGCTGGGAAAGTAGCTAGAATACTAGGAGAACAACCGACGGAACAGTTCTATAGCCAAGAATTTGAGAATTTTGATGCAGTTATAAAAGAAGGAATAAGATCCCAATCTCAAAAAGATGCTTACTACTCAGAGCTAGTTAATTTGAAACGTGATGGAATAATTGATGTCCCTCAATCTGAGATAGTAGACGCCCTTCAAATAGCAGGCATAAGCAGCCTTAAGGAGTCAATCGAGCAACAGCAACAAGCGCAGCAACAACAGCTACAGAAACAAGAAGAGATTCAGACAGCGACAGCACTAAAACAGCTAGAGGTCCTAGATGCAACAAAAGAATCTCAATACTCATTAGCGCATGAAAGAGATACTAGAGGTGATGCTAATGAAGGCTTAACTGCCGAGAGAGCTTCCGAGAGCGTACAAAACCTAGCACAAGCAGAGCTTGATAAGGCTAAAACAATGGTTGAACTCTCAAAACTTAACGAAGACAGAATTATGCAAGTAGCACAGTTTGTAAATCAAATTCATCTTCAAGAACAGGCTGAAAGGCAACGTGTAGAAGAGAAAATACAAGTTGAATCAGCAGTTGAAGACAAATCACAAACTCAACAATTACAACTAACACAGGGAGGTTAGAAATGCCTGAAAAAAGAGGTTCAATGAACTCAGGTAAAGGACTTTATTCTTCAAAGGATAATCCGTTACCAAATGCAAAAAGAGTTGCGCCGGAAGCAGGTCCAGGATCAAATCCAGATCAGCAAAAAGTCAATAGAATGATGAAAAAAGCTGAAGCTGAAAAAGATTCTTTAAGAGGCAAAAGCGGAATGTAACTATGAATTTTTCTAAAGCATTGAATAAAATAAAAGAGAAAGAAAGGCTATTTAGGTCAGGTTGGAACTGTGTGAATCAATATATTGAAATGCAGCTTCCTTCTGAGGACTCAAAAATGCAACTTCCTTTTATTTACATTAAGAACGCTCAGGATAAGTTAATTCCTTGGCTTGCCTCACAAGGCGATTTGTTCGGTGAAGACTGGGAAATATATATAGGTACATAATGCGAATGTCGAAATGTCCGGTTAGCGGGTTAATTCTACCTCAAAAGTTTGTGGACGAGAAACAGTCCTTAAAAAAATCAATAGACGATTGGGTAGATAAGGCTATAAGGGAACATCAGAATATAAGTAAGCCTTATTTTTTGACGTTTCACGCTAAATTTGATCCACAACAACCGGATCGTTTTTGCATAGATGCACCGAAGATAACAACAAAACTTCCTCCATTCGTTTCTAACTCCATAGTTTGGTACGTATGTAACCAGCGTGGGTTTAATGAAATGTTATGGATGGTGACCCCGAAGAGAAAAGGGGAGAAACTAAAAGTAGAATTTAACAAAAAAGGTGTCGCCTACCTACAAGCAAAGGGTGCAATGCCATCGTAAGAGGCTATCTTACGTCAAATCGGGAGACAATATATGACAGATACCGAATCTGTAGCAGTAGAGGATAAAGCGGAAGCTCAAGAAACCCCTGTACAAGAAGTACAGAGCCAAGAAGAGCAGCCGCAAGAGGCTAAACAAGTCCAAGAGGAAAAGACCGTACCTTTATCGGCTCTCCAAAAGGAGAGAAGAAAGAGGCAAGAAGCTGAAGAAGAGAATAAAGCCTATAGAGAGGCTCAGCTAAAACAAATGCAGTCGCAACCTCAAGAAGAGGACGAGTCCAAATATGATCCCGTAACAAAGGGAGATATGGGGAAACATGAGTTAGCAATTATCCAAGCTGTAGAAGAAAAGCGCTGGATTAAAGAAAATCCAGAAAAAGCTGCAATAGTAAACGAAAGGTTAAAAGATTTTTTAAAAGAAAGACCTAATTTAACAACTGCAATATCGACAGCCACAAATAGATATGAAGAAGCATTTGAGTTTTTGGATAAATTAACTCCTAGCCGAGAGCCTGTAGAAAAGAAGCAGGTAAAGCAAGAAAGGGAAGCCCCAGGATCACCGTCTGGTGTATCGAAGGCAGCAGGATTGGCTCAAAGTGCCAACCTTATGGGAATGGATGATTCTGAATTTCTAGCGTGGAGGAAGTCAAAAAGCAGAGGTCGTTAGGTCATATAAGGAGAAAAAATATGACAGTAACAACAACCAGTACTTACGGTTCAATGTCTGACACATGGGCGCACCGAGCCTTGTTGCAGAGATCAAAACCTCACAACGTCCGTAATCTTTTTGGTAGATCTTTTACGCTACCACAAAAGAACACTCAGACAATGGCAATGAGACGCCAAGAGAATTTAAATTCAGATCCAGTTGTACTTCCAGAAGATGGAGATCCAGCACCAGAGCAAATCTTGAAATCCGACGTTAACGTTACAGTTCAAGAGTTTGGTAAAGTTGTTCTTCTATCTGGAAAAGTACTTCTAGTCGTTGAAGATGACACAGCATTTGAGACAGCAGATAACTTATCTCAAGCCATGCATACTATGCTGGATAAGGTAACGGGGGGAGTTTGGGCATCAAGCGTTCCTGAAATCTCAGCTCTTAACGGAACTAACGGTAATGCCATTACGGAAACTACTCAAAAAGATCATGAAAGAGCGGTAGCTTATCTTGATGAGAATAATACAGAGAAGATGACACCTACAGTACCAGGAACATCTCGTTTCGGAACTGGGCCTGTGGATGCAGCATTCTGGATTGCGGCTCACGTAAAACTAAAACCGGATTACAGGAACATTGATTCATTCTTGGCGACAAAAGAATACGGGTCTCAAGAATCAATCTTACAAGCTGAATATGGTTCATTAGATGAAGCTAGAATAGTTACATCAACACTTATTGATGTAACAACAGATGATCCGGCAGTATTTAGCAACACATATGTAGGCAAGAACGCATATGGCTATATCGGATTAGATGAAGTATCAACAGAAATGATACTAAAACCTCTTGGTTTCAATGATTATCTAAATAGATTTCAGTCAATGGGCTTCACAGCTTATTTCAATGCTGCAATTCTAGATGATTCTCATATTGTAACATTACTATCAACTAAAGCAGCGTAAGGAGGTAAAATATGACTGATTTATTTCATGGACAAACTATGACTGAGGCCTACAAGTTTATTTCCGGTGGTGCTGAGCATACGTTTCAATTCAACTTTGATGCTGATAAGGCTATCTTTTATAACCTAACAGATTGGACAGCTACAGCGGGTAATCTGCCTATTTCTGTATGGTTTAAAGGCCAGACTACAGCAGCACACGCGTATCAACAAGCGGTTATAGACACAAACGCAGGGTCTTCTTTTAACTTCTTGGATACAGCGACTAACGGTTTCACGCCAGCTAATACTAGTGGTGGTGTAACTGAATTTAGAGAAGCTATTTCAGGTATAACTCAGGCTGATCCTTGTGTTGTAACAACATCCACAACGCATGGTTTTCAGACAAATCAGTTGGTGAGAATAACCGACTTAGGGCCTGATATGCCTACAGCTCGTGGAATGGACCAATTGAACAACCTGAGGTTTAGAATTGTTGTTATTGATACAACTTCATTCTCATTGAAAGACCCTATTAGCGACGAGGCAATAAACTCTACTGCGTTTACTGCTTATGTATCTGGTGGTAGTGTTGTTCTAGAGACTAGAGTAATCAGACCCAACAATCCGTTGGCGACGCCTTATACTGAGAATCCATACACATATGACCCAATTGAGTATAGACTAACGGTCGGTACCTCAGTGATGGGTACGGATGGAGATATTTTCCGTATCGAAGTTATAAAGTATGGACAATTTTATGACCTTGGGGACATTGGATAGCTCTAAGTTCTCTAATTAGTAATTGAGTTTAAGTCAATTTCCCAGTGAGTTCCAAAAGAGGACTTGCTGGGATTAAAACAAGGAATAACAATGTCAGGTCAAGAAGAACACAGATTCGATATAAGCAATATAAGCTCAGCCGACCCATGTGTTGTAACCACTTCTACAGACCATGACTTCTCAACCTTTGACTTTGTCAGAATAATGGATATAGACGGCCGTATGCCTACGCCTAGAGGTGTTGATCAAATAGATGGAAAAAGATTTAGGGTAATAGTCCTAGACACCACTAACTTTGCTATCCAAGATCCGATAACATTTGAAAACATAGATTCAACAAACTTTACACCATATGTAACAGGTGGTAATGTAAATTTAGTAGAAACAACATTTGTGTATAGTTCATAAAGGAGAAAATATGCCAAAACCGACCCCAAGAGCAAAGCCAAACTTAAAAGCAGAAATAAAATCAGATCACCCACTAGTTCAAACGGAAATAGACGATATAATCAACAAATCGCCTAAAGCGGAAAAAACAAAGTTAGAAGATATGCCTCTCAATAGTCTTGGTGATTATATGAGATATAACGAAGAAACTAGAAGATTAACAAAAATGGCTAAGAAGCTAGACAAGCGTCTAAAAGAAACACCATATGAAATAAAGCAATGTCCGGAAGAGCTTCACCCTAAAGAAAGAATAAGATTCGGTAGGAATGACCAACCAACTAATCCGCTGACAGTCCATCTATCCAATGATATGATTCATTTTGAAAAAAAACTTGTTCCTGGGAAAATCTATGACCTACCTAGATGTGTAGTAGAACATCTAGCAGATAAAGGGACAGCAGTTTGGGAATGGGTAGATAATCCTGACGGTTCTAGAGAAACAAGGATTGTAGGAAAGAACAACAGGTTTTCAATAAGACCAATATATAAGGATTAATAATGACTAAGTTTGTTTCAGATTGTTTTACTCTAATGAGAGTTATACTAGGACGACGTAATGAAAACGATCCGGATTCCAGCGATTCTGTAATGTTAAATTATCTAAATGATGCCGTACATATATCGATGGCTGGTGATGTAACATTATTTGAATTAAATGACACATTAGAATTTACGATAGATGAAACAAATACTACAGGTGTATATACGTTTAACGATGTCGGAGCTAGCGATAACTTTAGAACTATAAGTGCTGAAGCTTTCATTACATTGACAGATCCTCCGAGTGAGTCTGTGTCTTGGAATAGACTTAGAATATTTCAAGATCCAGGCTTGTTTTACATGCAATGGGGCGTCAACAACGAGGACATCCTAATACCCGGTTATCCCACAGAGATGCTTTTTTATGGAACTGAGTTTGTATTTAGGACGATCCCAAATACAAGTTATGACGTTAAGATATATGGATATAAGCTTAACCCTGAGTTCTCAACAGAGGGCAACCCTGAGCTTCCGTTTGATTATTGGGTAAGATATTTGTCTTATCTAGCAGCGCTTGATTACGCCTCAGATTATAGATACGATGAGAATAGTCTAGCTAAGATAACTATAGGTTACAAGCGTGAGAAAGCGAGGATGCTTGGAAGGACCCATAATCAATTAAAAACTCAGAGAGGATTCCCGAGGTTTTAGATGAAAGATAACAAAATAGGAGCAGGCTTTATATGCAGAGACTGCGCAGAGCTTGGCGGAGCAATATGGCCAGTTTGTCATGTAGCGACTTTTCATACTGGGGAGTGTGATTCATGTGGAGAGAAGAAGAGCCTATGTCATACAAACGATTATGATTGGCCTAACAGGCCAGAGCTGGAACTAGACAGGGAGCTATAAGATGGATTGGATTAGCGTAGAAGATGAGTTGCCAAAGAAGAGTGGTCTTTATGTATGCTTAGAATCCGACGAAAAGGGACGCTTCAAAAGACCTGCAATATATTGTTGGAGTGGAGAAGGCGGAGATTGTGACATACCACCAAATGATTGGAACAATTACGAGACAGTGGTGACCCATTGGATTCCTCTTCCAAAATCATTAGACAATGAATTAAATAAAAATGGGTATAAAACGTGGTCATTAGATGATATGTAAGGCATGCAAATAATAGGCAATCAAAATGGAATAGGATCAAATTGTTAATAATGGAAGTTTTAAGGAAATTAGTTAAATGAAATGGATTGATTGGAATCTTCAAAAACCAGAAGAGAGTGGTTATTATTGGTTTGCATTGCGAGAATGTGGGGATTCTTATTCATGTTATACTTCCCAAAAGTATGGCTATTATAGTCCTAATGATCCTAATTATGGAATAGATGGGGAGGAATATTATGAAGATGAGCAACACTTCAAATATATTGCTGCCTGGATGAATCCTCCAGAATGGCCTTTTGGATTAAAAACACACAGAGATTTAAGTTTGATTAATAAGGAGGAACAAGATGCCGTTGAAAAAGGGAAAGTCTAAGAAGACTGTTTCAAAGAACATTAGTAAATTAAGAGATGAAGGTTACCCACAAAAGCAGAGTGTTGCGATATCTCTGTCTAAAGCCGGGAAAGGTAAAAAGCAAAGAAAAAATAAATGAACTGGTGTATAATAGACCAAACCATTAGGAGGGTTATGGTCCTATTAAAAACAGAATTAGCTTATATAGCAGCGCTAATAGATGGAGAGGGTTGTATTTACGTGGAAAAATTTATTGAAAGAAGAAAAGGAAAGTATACGGGAAAATACAGTTATACTTTAAGGCTAAAAATAAGTATGACATGTTTTAAAACATTAAATTGGATGAAAAATGTTATCTCAAAAAGTTATAAGTGTTACTTATCAGACGCGAAGCCACGAGGAAATCCAAAATGGAAAGATATTTATGCCTTCACATTGAGTACCGCGATAATTCCAGAGTTTTGCAAAGAAATATTGCCTTATATGATAACTAAAAAAGAAAGATGCAAGTTAGCTATAGAATATGCAAATACTAAATTTAATAATAGAAAATGTGGCCGAACTGGAACTTTTATGATTTTACCTGAAGATCTAAGAAACGAAAAAGAGAATATTTATCAAAAGATAAAGACTTTTAATCAAAAAGGAGAATAAATATGTGTGCGTGGAATGCCGTTGCCCCGGATGGGTCAAAATCGGTTAAACAAAACAATACGATCCTTGGAGGAAATACAACTTATACGGAAACAACTCTAAATAACGATCATTACTGGAATATAGGAGCTAATGAAGATGGGTTTCATAAACAGGTACAGGCCCCTAAACTTGCAGCAGATTTAACTCTTTCTACAGGAATGGACGGAGGGATTTATTTCAAAGAGATTAATAGTAGAGTTGAAGGGTTCTATAGAAACGCAAGCGGCATATATCAATTCATACCGTCATTTTTAAGTGGAACATTTACGCCAGGAACTTCACATACGACGATAACCGAAGTGCCAAACAATACTTATGGAAACATTTATATGTTTATACAAGACGGAAGTAATTCTGGAGTTACGGGTTTTTTTAAAGCTGCTGGTGGAGTATGTCAGTCATATTCACAACAATTAATTATAAGTGGAAGTGCATCAAAAGTTTTAGAGTTTAAAAACGACAACGGCGCTTTAACTATTAGGGCTAAATTGGCAGCCTCAGGAATAGCAGGAACATATCAATATAGAATAGTTTACTGGGCAATGTAATGGAAGCGTTTGAGGTTATAGGATTCAAAACCGGGTTAGATAGCTCAGGGGTTAATTTTCTTGATCCTAAAGATGCGTTTGAGGAATTAAGAAACGGATATGTTTACCGGCAAGAGTTGAAATCTAGAAGAGGTTTCACTAGATTCTCAGACGGAAGGCTAGCCGGCAACACACGTGTTATGGGAATCTTCGAGAATATATTACCAGATTCCAATAGACAGCTTTTAGTGGCAGATAAGAACTTCCTGTATTCCTATGATTCTGGAACAGATTCGTTTAATCAAATTGCTGGTGGTGGAACATTAGCTGGCGGATATAATTTTAACATAACTAATGACGAGGATTATATCTCAGGAACTACTTATCTAACCAAAGATGGGCAACAGCGCTTTGTTCTAACTGGAAAAGGAATGAGCAAAGTTTATTTCTATGATGGAACAAATGTTTTAGACTTTACCAGCGTCGTAGATAACCCAGATTATCAAGCTCCGGCGCTAGGGGCATTAGTAAACGCTACAGCCGTTATTTGGTTTGGTGAGAGGCTCAATTTATTTGCTCCTAAGATTGTAGCCACTACTTACAACCAAGGAATATTATATTCCGGAATAAGAGATACGGCCGGAAATGGAGACAAGTTTAACACTTCTGGCTCAGGATTATTAGAAGCTGACACATATGAGTTAATGAAAGGAGCTTTGATCCTTGGCGATATAATAGTAATGGAGTTTAATAGATCTGTATGGTCACTGGAAAAAACAAGAGACGCTTTTAATCCATACTTCGTGAAGAAAATACCTTCAGTCCTAGGAACAGATGCAGGCTTTTCAGCAGTTTCGTGGGACTACGAGGTCAAATCAGTAGGCAAGACTGGTCTTATTACTACTGACGGAAGAAAGGCGGTTAGATTCGATGATAAAGTACCGTTCTTCGGTTCAGATGAAGTTGACCAAACGCTATTTCCTTTGACATCAGGAGGCTTTGATAGAGCCAATTCACAGTTTCTATTTTCCTATAGAGGAAAAACATCTAATTTAACAGATCAAACCCAAGACAGAGTGCTAGCCTACAACTACGAAGAAAGCTCTTTTTCTATCAATAATCAGAGGTTCAGTGTATTCGGACAAACTGACGTAGGAGCTAACCTTATATGGAGTCAAATAGACGAAACACAAGATATTTCTTGGAAGAGATGGGACACAACCGAAGAAATATGGAATAAGATAGGAATAGGCGATAGCGTCCAGAAAACGCTCGCCGGTGATAACGACGGATTTATATATGAGCTGAATGCTGACTTTGACGATTATTTTGTAAGCATAAGTGGCATAACACAAGCTTCTAGTGCTGTGATAACAGTGGATGAATCGGCATTTAAAGCAGGCGACAGAGTTCTAATCAAGAATGTTGCTGGGATGACGGAGATAAATAATACTAAAGCTACTGTGACCGTTGCTAGTGCTACCAGTATAACAGTTAATATAGATTCCACTCTTTTCACAGCTTATACAGCAGGTGGAACAGTCTCAAAGCTCATAGATTTCAGGGCCAAGATGGCCCCATTTAATCCGTTTAGAGCGCAAGGGCAACGCTGCTATGTATCTCATATTGACGTGTTACTAAACTCAGCCGGAGGGCCAATCATTGTAGACTTATCTGTTGATGGAGAGGCTGCACCTTACAAAAAGGATGTGCTACTGCAAACAACAGCAGGGTTAAAGAAAAGGGAATATATTACGTGCATAGTAGATCAAGAAGCGGACTTTCATAACTTCTTATTTAGAAATGAAAGCGCTACTACACAAACAATTATAAGCTCAATAAGAATATTTACTGAGCCTGGAGCAACAATTAGTAGGTAAACAATGGCAAAAGTAGCAGAAGTATTAAACATTGGATCTAGAGAAGACCTAACGATCGAGGACTTGCTTGAGATAATAGAGGTTCTTTATACTGATTTAGCAGTGGCTCTTAATAAGAAAATAGAATTATATGAGAGACCGACAGATGGACAAAGCTCAGATACTCTGTTACCTAACGGAAGCGTAAATATAAACACTAACACAAACAAAGTAGAAATTTTAGTTGCACGTCCAACGTCAACAACTGTAACTTGGAAGGAAATATAAGGAGGGGTTATGTCATCAATAGGCGGAGGAGCATTATCAGGTGCAGGAACAGGAGCTACAATAGGATCAGCTTTTGGGCCAATAGGCACAGGTGTAGGAGCAGCCGGAGGAGCATTAATAGGAGGCCTTAGCAGTTTCTTGTCAAGAAAGAGAGGGGCTGAAACTCCAATACAGGGACAACAAAGAGAGCTTATAGATGAATTATTAGCTTCACTAAAAGGCCAAGGTCAATTCTCAGGTCTATTCCAAATGGATGAAGGAACATTCCAAAAGTCATTTGTAGATCCGGCATTATCTAGATTTAGGACACAGACAGCACCTCAAATACAACAATCTTTTATAGCCGGCGGGCAGCAAAGAGGGACTGGACTAGAAGACACACTCTCAAGAGCAGGAGTTGAGTTAGATCAGCTTTTAAATCAACAATTCGCTCAGCAGCAGCAAGGCGCTCAAGAAAGACAATTGAAGGGAATAGGCGGCATCTTGGGGGCAAAGCCGGGGGCGTTACCTACGCAGCCGGGAGGAGAAGCCATACAGCAAGGAGTCGGTGGGTTTTTAGCGTCGCCTCAGTTTCAAACCGGGATTTCGGATATTTTGAACTCTATTAGACGAACGCCTGCAAGAAAGGGCTTTGAGCAAGAAGAAACACCACTAGTATAGGAGAAAGAGATATGACAACACCAAGTTCATTTGAAATAGGTAAGGCAGCAGGTGGAGGCTTTTTAGGAGCGGTACAAGAGAGCCAGGATGTATCTGCGTTGGATGAAATACTCCAAGGAGCAGCTCAATCAGAAGACCCAAACGCTTTAGATAATGCTATGAACCAAATCTTATCTAATATAAGAGATCCTGCTAGAAGAAAAGAAGCAATTGGGGTTTTGCAGCAGAAGCAGAAAGGGATTCAGACACAAATGCAACAAGCCTTTAAAGAGAAGCAGGAGAGAGAAAAAGAGGAAAAGGCTGAGCGATCCGATTTAAGAAAAGCAAGGATTAAATCAGAATTTGAATCACCGGAGATAAAAGAATATAGAAAAAACCTAGGTCTTAGGGAAGATATCGCGGGTCAACTAACGCCTGCTTTGGAAAACGCTAGAAGATTTGCAGATTCTCCAAGCAGATTTATTCCTGGAACTGAAGCTTCCAAAGCATTAGGGGATTTAGCAACTAGAGCCTTTGCTTTTTATAAGCCATTGTTTGGCGGACGAGTAACGCAACGGGAGTTTGTGCAATCAATCAAGAATTTAAGTGCAGATAGGGCATTACCCGGTGGTTTTAATCAGGCTATTAATTTAATTGATTCAATGATTAAGCAAGCAGACTTAGAGGGAGATACTTTTTCTGACTTATTAGCTAAGGGTGAGTCACCTTTTGAAGCACGCCGACAAACAAAAAAGTTCATGAAAAATAATGCAGGTCAGATCCTCGATATACTTCAAAGAGGCTCAAAAGTAGCTAAGATAAAATTACCTGAAGCTCAAAAGCCTAACCAAGCTTTAAGTAAGGCTCACGCTAAGTCTTTCTTAGAAAAAGCCGGAGGAGATAAAGATAAAGCTAGAGAGCTTGCTAAAGAGAAAGGTTTTACATTTTAGGAGAAGAAAATGCCTGATATATTCGATGAAGTTTCTGCACCCACAGGAGAAGAGACTGCAACAGATGTGTTCGATGACGTATTTGAGGAAACTCAAGGGCAGCGTGCCGGTGCATTTGCACCTGAGGATCAAACACCACAATTGAGCAGATTCAAAGGAGGATTCGGAGACATAATAACAGGAAAAGCAGAAACTAGACCAATAGAAACTTTATTACAAAAAAGGCCATCAGAATTACTAAGAAGACCTGCCGCTGGATTTGCAGATTTACTAGAGGCGATTAGTCCTTCGGCTCCTGATCCTAGAAGAATACTTGGGCAAGCTGTATCACTGGCTGAAGCCATCAGAGGAGAAAGAGACCTTACTCCTGAGGAAGAAGAAGCTGGAAGACAAATAGAAACACTAACCCAACTATTAACGCCGATTCCCGGTCCAAAAGGCGTAGGAAAAGCTGAGCAAGTAGCCAAAGCTGCTCCTATAAAAGAACTTGTTAAATTACCAAGAATAGCAGAAGAGGGAAGGAAAGTATCCAAGTTGATAAAGCCTAAAGCTCTACCGTCTACGCTTAAAAAAACTCAAGAATCACTTATCAAAGAAGGAGAAAAGGCTCTGCAATCAGTAAAAAGAGCAAAGATTCCAATCGTAAAGGAATTGGAAGCAGGCAAGCCGCTAGAAGCTATTACAAATAAGATGCTGAAAAAGGTATCGCAAGACGCAGAGACTATTCCAGGAAAACCTGATCC